AAACCTATCACTCATGGAGGCCGCGCAAGCGGCTTCTAAATACACTATGTCTCGATTCGATCCCGAGAGCGTAGATCAATTAAGCGATGTAAGTTCTGCATGAGAGGCCGCGCTAACGGCCTTTTTTGCATTTCAGGAGGGATAACATGAGAGCAACGAACATGACGTTCACACAGACAATGCCAGTTACGAAACAAGCGGTTAGTGAGGATATCATATACAAAGAGGAAGACAAGAACGCACAGTACGTGGCGGTGACACTTGAATACAAAGACGCTGATGGCAATGTGTTGGCAACAAAACGAGAAGAAATCATCGGAGAGTACTTTCAACTGCTGATGAGTGAAGCTCCAGATTTCGCGCCAGGTAAGCCAGCGAATGAATATCGTGAGCAGGACCTGTACTACGTGATCGACATGATTCGGTCGCGATAATGACGTGAGTTAATGATAGGAGGTGGCGAGTATTCCAAGGCGAATATCGGATGAGAAGGCCGAACAGATCAAGGCGAGGATCAGCATGACGGGCAATGTCCGACAAACAGCAGAGGAATTTGGAGTCTCGCCTTCTACTGTCATGAAGTATAGAGACGAGATAGACGGATTTGAACAAATCCGAACGTATAAAAAGGAGCAGTTCATCAAGGATGCGTGGCGTAACATTGCGGCTGGTATGAGCATGCTTACAGATAAGTTCACGGCAGCGTCAGCCAAGGACATTGGAACGACAATAGGCATTCTGGTAGACAAGATGCAACTATTACAAGGCGAAGCCACTAGCCGTTCGGAGAACGCGAACAGGAACGTGCATAGCCTAGACGACATTAGCGCTGAACAGGCTAGAGTGTTGGTCGAGATGTGGACGAAGAACAATGAATGAGGCGCTGAAATATTGGCATCAACAGTTGGGCAAAGCTGATCCGGAGACACGAAACAAGATACTTGCTAAGATGATTACCAAGATTAAGGCTGAGGAACGGCGCGTCAAAGCGATTAGTGTGCCGTCGGCCTATGAATGGATCACATTCAACGGATTCAAAAACGAGAACGGCGTATTGATGGAGTTCTCAGACCGCGACTTTATGATTGCACCGCTCATGGATGAAAGTAAGCTGCTGGCCGTCTTGAAATGCTCGCAGGTCGGTTTCTCGACCATGAGTATATTCAAGGCGGCTTTTCACAATATCAAGTATGGACATAACATCATCTATACATTGCCTACCGACTCGGACGTTCAAGAGTTCAACAAGGCGAAGACAAACATGATACTTGGCAACAACCCGGACATGAGGGGGTTTCTAGTCGATGATACGGTCCATACAAAGTCGTTTCGAACACTTGATGGCTCAAACGTCGGCTTCACATTCTTTAAAGGGACGTACGGACAATCGGCGTCAATCATGCAAACGGCGGACATCCTCATCAAAGACGAGTTTGATCGAAGCAATGCTTCTGTCCTCAATGCGTTCAAGTCACGTATCACAGCGTCGCCTTACGCCGCTGAATGGGAGTTTAGTAACCCTACCTTCCCGTCATTCGGAGTCGATCACACATGGCAACTGAGCGACCAAAAGCATTATATCTATTGGTGTCCGGCGTGTGGTCACGCAGCTTATATATCTTACGAGCCGGAGAGCTTCGACGGTGGAAACTCTCATCATGTGTGCCAAGAGCGCGCAGAATTCGTATGTGGCGCGTGTTCGAAGATATTAGACAGGCGTTCAGCCGAGAAAGAATGGGTAAGCAAATACCCATCCAAGCTCGGTATAAGCGGTTACTGGATAAGTCAGATGATGGCACCGTGGATCACAGCGAGCAAACTCATTCGCGAAAAGGCGCTGACACTGCCTGATGTATGGGCCAACTTCTTCCTTGGCAGGCCGTATGCAAGCAACAGTAACAACCTTGACCCGTCACTGATCATCAAGAACATTCAGTACGACGACAAAGGCTATGTGATGGCTAACCCCGGCAAGTACAACACGTTAGGTGTGGACGTTGGTGGAACGATCGACAACCCGCACTTCCACTGTGTCAGAGGCACAGAGACAGGGATAAGCGAGGTTGTGAAGCTACAGGGTGAGGAAGCACTGCACAATTACATGCGAGTGAAGAACATCGCTATGTGTGTGATAGATAACGCTCCATATCCTGAAATAGTCATCCGATTGACCAAGGCTTTCCCCGGTAAAGTATGGCGCTGCGTGTTCGATTACAACGACAAGCGCAAGGAGCTGTACGAAAATGATTACAAGACGCGTATTACTAATGTGCATCGTACTCGCCTTTTTGATCGGGTGGTTGATGGCTACATTACTGGGGAGCGTCACGTCTACATCGATGGTATGGAGCCTACTCTTTCTGGCATGTCTGGCTCTTCCGAGTCTCTTTGTAAACACTGGAAGACGCAGCGGAAAGTCGGAACAAACGGAGAGACGAAACAGGTGAACAACGATAACAAGGATCTGAAGTTCGACAAGCTTGGTGACGCTGTGCCAATGTGGATTAACGAGGGTGCTGACCACTTCAGCCTAGCGGACGTCTATAACTGCCTAGCGCAACAGATCATCTTAAAGCATATGGAAGGCGTGGTAGCATGAAAGACCATTGCCATTACTGTAACAAGTCTCTGTATCGCATGTACATGAAACAAGGCCTGTATTCGGTTGTACCTGACAAGGAAGACTATCGAAACACGGCAGGCAACCGTATATGTGAGACATGCAACGCTAGATTGCTACGGCCGGGGCACAAAATTGGCTGTCCAGTGTGCGAGACGGACGTATACGAGCTTCGCTATGACATGTTCAAAGAACGTAAGATAACCATTCCTGACCTGAAAGGCATAGCACCACAACCTGACCCCTACGAAGGGGCTTTTTTACGTTGTCGGCATTGCGACAATGAAATCCATCTATTCGAGTGAGGTGAGGACATGCCGCAACAGGACATAAACAAGACATTCTATGGCCAGCAGTACCGTAAAGAGAACATTGATCCGAATGACATTAACGCGGTCGAGTTCAGGAATCAAACGCCGACGAACTTGCCAACAAATCCAAAGAGAATCTGGATCAATCAGCCAGAAGAATCAGCTTACTTCACTGTAGATGGTATAAATATTATCGAACTGGCACGTAAGAGCTTGATTCCATTTATTAACGTGAAGGATCATCCCTACAATGCCAAGGGTAATGGTACAACGAACGACACTGCCGCATTACAGTCAGCGCTCAACGTGGCTCGTGACGCTGGTAGCGCGACGATCTATATCCCTGATGGCACGTACCCGTACACGACCTATTTGAGGCTGTACAAGAACACGACAGTCATCATGGGGCCGAACGCGATCATCAAGCGTACAGGCAGCGTAAACAAGTGTTTCGTCAATGGTGAACTAGGAAACGCCAACTACGTTCCCGCTGGTGGTTACACTGGCGAGGGCAACATTCACTTCTACGGCGGCACGATTGATATGAACCAGAGTGTTGGAATTGGCGCGTCAGTAACAATGTCAGCATTCGACCTAGGGCATGGTTATGACATCTCCTTCCATCGTCTGACCATCAAGAACGGACAGATTGGTCACTACTTCCAAGTTTCTGGATGCAAGAACGTCAGATTCTATGACTGCTGGTTTGGAAATGTTGTCTATTCTGACATGACAAGCGCAACATGGGAGTGCTTACAGATTGAAAAGCTCAATTCGGTATCCTTCCCATCGTTCGGTATATTCGATAGCACGCCATCCGTAGATATACTGATAGATGGTTGCACATTCGATGGTGTAATTCGTGGTGTGGGACAGCACGGAACGCCGCCTGTAGCTGATTTTCCAAGCAATATCCGCATTGTGAACTGCAGATTTAACAACTCAGCAGAAGACATGATCACACTGCTTGGATATCGTGACGTAATCGTTGATAACTGCATACTCACGAATGTAGCTAGTAACGGCATCAACTTAACAAGCACAGGTGATTTTAAAATAAGCAATGTCGATATGGCGAATGTCGGGAAACAAGGCGTGCTTTCCACTGACTCATTCGATGGATCATTCGATACGGTCTATATCAAAGACTCAGGTACGAGTTCAGCAGGAACGTACGCGGCCTTACGAATTGCTAATGGTAGCAACCTGGTGTTCGATAACACATCAGTTACCTATACCACTAGCCCGGCATACAGCCGAGCATTCTTCATTGATGGTGGAGGAACTGGAAACCGTATCGTTAACCATAAGTTCAGAGCTGGTACAGTTGGCACAATAGGTGGTGTAGCTGCTGATTACCAAGCATTAGAAATGGGCAATGGTCAGACGGTGTTGTTCGATGGAGATCTATCAACTCCAGCTGCTATTGGTTCTTTATCTGACGATATCAGAAGTTATAACTATCTGATCATCGTAGGAAATGACGGTAGCAGTGATACGGCTGTTCTGACGACCGTCCAGATACCAAAGGCCATTTATACCATTGGTGCTACGACAGCTAGATATAAAATTGTTCTGGACGATACATCAACTACTGATCGTATTGATTTCAGCTTTCCAACGGCTACGAGTATACAGGTTGATGTTGTAATGGGCACATGCCACATACGAAAGGTCATCGGTATGCTGTGATGGACGAGGAGATCGAACAGATGGGCGTTGATGAATATGGGAACGAAGTCCGAAACGACTAGGAGGTGAACCAGTGGACACATCAAAGGACGATCTAAAGCTGAAAGAGAAGTTTCAAGGTGATCTGAAAGAGGCCCGTAACTACATGGACCCGATTCAGCAGCGTATGGACATTGACTATCGAGCTTATCGTAATGATCGAACGCAGGTTGATGACCTAGCGTTTCAGATCAGCGACATGTTTAGTTACGTCGAGACAGTCGTTCCTATCGTCACGAACAACCGGATACGCGCCAGCATACACAGCGATTATCCCGATTACGTGACGCATGCCAAGGGACTGAACGACATACTAGACAACACATATGACCTTAACAACTGGGACTACACCAGCCAACAGGTCATGCGTACGGCTCTTATCTACCGCAGCTCATTCGCTTATACAGGGTTCGATAAGAAGTACAAGAACGGAGTTGGCAAGCTGTGCATTGACATGGTTAACCCTCGCTGGTGCTTGGTTGATCCTGCATCAACGGAGCTAGAGGACAGCCGGTTCTTCTTCTACGTCGAGCCTAAACGCAAGACAGAGATGTACAAGATGTACCCTGATAAGAAGGGTGACATTGAGAAGTCGGTAGGCAGTTCCAACGGTAATCCGTGGGCTGGAACACAGAACAGCAATTCGGGATGGTTCAAGACCTGGCTCAACACAGTTAAAAATGCGCTAACATTCAATAGGGATGCCACTGCCGCCAAGCAAGGGTATCCTTTTTTGCGTCAGTCCGAGATCGACGAGCAAGAGAAGCACAAGAACGTCATCGCCTATATTCATTACTGGTATCGGGACGACAATGACGAATGGCGCTGCTCCTACTGGGCCGATGATGTACTGCTGAAGGACGAGCCAAACCCGTTCTGGCATGGTGGACTTCCGTATGACATCTTCTCGCCGGTCAAAGATCCACTCAGCATGCTTGGCGTGCCAATGTCCGAGCAGATGGAGAGCATGAACTTCCAGCGCAACGCGCTTATGCAGTATGTCATCGACAACTCCAAACTGCACGCTAACCCGCCATTGCTGTATAACACCACGTTCGGCAATGTGAAGGACCCTCAGCAACTGAGACAGTTGGCGACGGACACAGGTGTATTACCAGTCAACAACCCTGATATGGTGCCTCTGACGTCCATAGCGGACTATATGACCGTTCCAACGATGCCAGGGTATGCAACTAGCCTGTTCGATCAAATCGGCGGCATAGAGGACAAAATCACAGGCGTAAACGACTCGTTCCGCGGTACTCAACAAGCTTCCAGCGGTAAGGAGGTCCAACTGCAGCAAGAGGCCGCGTACACGCGAATCAAGACGATGATTGACCAGTTCGAGCTATTCAACAAGAAGATCGCTGAGAAGGTCATTGTTAACGCCATGCAGTTCTATACGACCAATCGGGCATATCGCATTAAAGGTGATTACACCAAGTATGACAACGACATTCAGAAGAACGGTCAGAAAATGCCGTTGGAAGTCGAGAAGATTCAGCGCGGTGTCAACCCTGAGACAGGAGAACCAACTTACGACCGTACCGAGTTCTTCATGTACGCTAACCCGAACGAATGGACACGTTTGAAGCCTGATGAAGGCGAGGACATGGACAATGAAGATGAAGACAATGTCGGCGATAGCAAGGATGAACCCGAAAAGGAAGAAGTGGAGAAGGCATACAAAATCCTTCAAATGACGGTCGAAATAGAAGCTGGCTCATCTCTACCTCAGTCACGTCTAGCACGCCGTGAAGAGGCCGTACAGCTCGCACAGATGGGTATGATTGATCAGGAGTCGGTGTTGGAAATGTACGACTGGCCTGACCGTGAAGAGGTGATGAAACGTATGCAGGAGCAGGCGCAGAAACAGGCAGAAGCGCAAGCACTAACCGCACAAGCTGAAGCACAGGCCAAGGCAGAAGCAGAGAAAATGAAGATTAAAGGCCAGATGGAACTTGAACAGATGAAACTTCAAGGCGACATGGCGAAGACACAGGCCAACAACGAAGCTAAAATCGAGCAGCAGAAGGTCAGCAACCGTGGTGAAGTCGCTGACCAGAGCATGGAGAACAACGGTACTGTCATCATTCAGTTACTGGACCAAATCAAGCAGCAGTATCCTCAGATAGCAAATTTATCTGATGATGAGCTGATTCAAGTGTTAACCCGATAGGAGGTCTCCCAAATGGACATGAGGAATGGATTGCTAATAAGTGAAACAAATCCTCTACCAATTAAAAACGGTGACCCTTCTGATGTTACTTTGCTAAGTGCAGCGACAACAACGGGTAGAGGTGCAGATATCCCCGTAAACGGGTACAAAACGCTGACACTTGAGACAAGTGGAACAGCAACGGGGTTCACAGTAACAGTAGAAGGAAAAATGGCTACAACTAACCGCTACGTTATCCAGGCGTTTAACGTAACTACAGCTTCACTCGTTGCATCTATAGGGGCTGGTGGTATCTTTCAGGTTGATGTCACTGGACTGACGTCGGTAAACGTGAATCTCACCGCAGTAACAGGTGGGAACGTCTCCGTCGTTGGTAGGTTGCACAATGGCTGATATCGTTGCACGTGGTATAGCTAATGAGAACGGCAAACGATACGGATATGTGTACAACGAGGACGTTGGCTTGCGGGTATGGAAAGCATGGATTGCTAAGTTAAAAGCAGGAGCACAGCTTTTTGTCAACGTTTCAATCATCGGTGACAGTATATCAGAGGGTGCCAACGCTACGGTGTGGCAGACAGGCGGATACATCGGGCTTGTTCGCTCGAAGATGCAAGCGAAGTATGGCGATGCTGGCTTAGGTATGATCCCAACCTATTACCCATTCAACGGACCGTTATGGAAGTATACTGCAGGATTTACCGAGGCCTCTAACTGGGGATGTGCTAGCAGGGCTAGAACGGCAACAGCAGCCGGTGAAAAGGCTACACTAGATTTCAACGGCACAGGAGTTGGCGTTGTATACGCTAAACGTACCGATTGGGGAACATTTGAGATATGGATAGATGGCGTATTAAATCAAACGGTTGACACATCACAAGCAACGACAGTCGGCGGCGCTGTTACAACGATTACGGGTCTAACAGCTGGTGCTCACACGCTGGAGATTAGGAAGACCAGTGACGGAAAACAGATCATGCTTGTTGGTGCATACGAGATCAAAGGAACGTCTGGAGTACGAGTTCACAACTGTTCCCGGTATGGATCGATTGTTGCCGAGCACTCACCGTTCAACATCATGGCTGCGTCAATCGATGTGTTCGCTCCTCGCCTAACGATCATATCGCTAACCGCGAACGATTATGGCACACAAACGTCATTGGCAACTTACACATCTGGATTACAACAGATCATCACTAGGGCGAAGGCAACGGGAGATGTGCTGCTATTGTCTAGTGGAATTAGGACCGAAACGTATTCAGTCCCACAGCGAGAGTATGTGAACGCCATGAAAGGACTGGCGTTAGCAAATAACTGTGCTTATATAGATTTGTTCAATCGGTGGAGTGGTGATGCAGTGTATGCAACAAACATACTTGGATATTTCACTAGCAGCACAGTGCATCCGAATGATTACGGTATGCAGGATATGGCGACGGCCATCCTTAAAGTGATCGATGAATATTAGAAATTTATAGCAGGGCTCCTCTAGTCGTAGAGGAGCCCTGTTTTCATTCCAATTCAGCCGAACAACCTTCGGGACTCGGTAGGAGGTATACACATGTCTAAACGATTGACACCGTTCTTTTCGATGGATGGCGAAGGATCAGCGCCAAGCGAACCTACATCATGGATGGAGGATTTGCAGAGCATTGATTACTCGGCGGCAGACGACGAGCAAACCGATGATTCGGACTCTGATGCAGAAGTCGAGACAGACACGGACGAAGGCAATGAGCAAGAGCAAGAGCAAGAAGTCGAAGAAACACCAGCCGTTGACGAAGATCCAGACATTGAAATGGGTGAGGGCCGCCAACCCATTAAGTTGTCGGAGTTAAAAAACGGCTATCAACGGCAGTCAGACTACACCAAAAAGACGCAAGAGTTGGCCGCTCAGCGCAAAGAGGTGGAGGCACAGGCTGAGAAGCTTAAGCCAGTCAGTGATTGGCTCACGCATATTGAGTCCAATCCGTGGCTATGGCAGCAGATTAACGCTGCTATTGAACAATTCAATACGACTGAAGCGTTCCCAATTGACGAAGTGCTGCAGGATGCTCAATACGGCAAGTACGTCAACCACCTTATGGCCGAGAACACTCGACTTAAGAGTGAGTTGGAACGCGTAAACGGCGAGTACGAGGGTGTTAAGCTGACTGGCGAAATGAACACGCTTCGCAGTGAGTTGACCGCCGAATACGGCGAATTGGTGACAGATGAGTACATGCAACAACTCCAAGAGCGTGGGAAAACGGAGAAGCTTTCGACCTCAACGCTCAAAGAAATTGCAGATGGGCATCTCGCCAAGAAAGCCATGCAAGCTAGCAAGCAAGACGTGAAGAAGGCAACAAAGCAAGCCGAGGCCAAAGCCGCACAGAAGCTTGCAGAAACACGCCAGAAGGCTCCAGAAGTGCCTAAAGCGCCATCAGCTGCACCTAAGGGTGATTCCATCGACTACAGCAATATGTCATGGGAAGAGACGCTTAGAGCAGCTGTAGGACGAAAATAAAACAAATTGAGAGGGGATTCCCACTATGGCATCCAGCTTTAACAAATACTTCGCATCATGGATGGACCTTATTCCTAAGAAGATGTACGACAATATCGTCAAACGTTCACCAACGTTTGCGTTTTTGACGCAGAACAAGAAGCAGTGGGATAGTGGCGGTGATACAATCCGGCCGCACATTAAATACCAGCAAGCAACAAACGGCGGTTCGTACCGTGGGTACGATACGCTCGATATTACACCTCAACAGACGCGTACTGATGCTGAGTTCCGACTCAAGCAACTTTACGCGTCTATTGTTTTCAACGGTTATGAAGAAGCTGCTTCCAACGGCGAGTTGGCTATCTTTAAGATGGGCGAAATTGCTATGAAAGACGCGGAGGACTTGCTGTTCCACATCTTCGCAACGCAATTGTTCGCGGACGGTACGGGTAACGGTGGTAAGGATATTCTAGGCCTTGCAGCTGCAGTCGATGACGGTACAAACGTAGCAACCTACGCCGGTATCGATCGCACGACGAACACATGGTGGAAAGCGCAGTACGCCGGATCTGTTGGTAACATTACATGGGACTTGCTGACGCAATACTATGTACAAGCATCCCGCGGCGGCTTGAAAAATTCGCCTGACTTCATGGTTGCTGGACTCACGGCGTGGACGTCGATTAACAAGGTCGTATCGGCTAAGTATCAAACGCACAGTGTGACGTCGAATGCGACGAAGATGATTGGTGCTCTTGGCTTCCCTGTCATCGAGTTCATGGGTGTACCAGTCGTGTATGACGAGTACTGCCCAACGGGTGACCTGTACATGTTGAACTCGGAGACGATTCAATGGTACAACAAGAAGTTCGCGCAGCCTACAGAAATGGTCAAACCTGCGAACATGGACGCTAAGATCGGCCAACTTCTGACATATGGCGAACTTGTCTGCACAGAGCCGCGCGCTAATGTGCATCTCAAAGGAATTACAGGCGCTGCCTAATAAAAAGGAGGACTAATACATGCCACAATCCAGTACGAACGTAACCTATAAAAAATCAGCACTTCCTAACACAGGAGGCGTTGATGCTGTCGTCGAGCAAACATTGGCGATTGAGTTCCTTGCGGCAGATCCTACGGACCTTGCGACTACGAGTCCGCGAATTTGGATTAATACTACAACTGGGGTTCTAAAGTTTACGTACACATCTAGCGGGACACCTATTAAGACGGTTACTGCTACTTAATATGACTGTACACCACCTCTGGTACATGGTAAAATATATGTATCGGAGGTGGAATTTCATGAAAAACGAATACTTCATCATTGGCGAGGTTCTTTATATTATCTCTTACAGCAAAGGCGTCAAGCATGAGATAAGAGCTGATGCAAACGATTTAGAGCGGCTTAATAGTTTTGGTTCATGGTCTGTTTCTGCGCATCCACGTTCCAAAGGTCTAGTTGCAACTGCATTTTATCGTAATGGAGAAAAGAAGAGTCGAGTTTATATGCACCGAGTTTTGATGGACGCTACTCCTGACAAGCAAGTGGATCATATCAACCATGATACGTTAGATAACAGGAAACAAAACCTCCGGCTACTGACAGATTCGGAAAATAAGCAAAACCGATCGTTGATTCCTTCACATAATACTAGCGGAGTTAGAGGAGTTATGTGGAGCAAGCAAAAACAAAAGTGGCACGTAACTATGGTTATTGATGGTAAGAGGATGCATGGAGGGTATTTTTCTAATCTTCTAGAGGCAGAAGAAAAAGCAAAAATGATGCGCGCTATGTATGCTCCAATGTCGCCAGAAGGAATGGCTAACCCAGAAATGCATAAACCGCTTGAATATTTTAATAATGAAATAAGATCCAACAACAAGACAGGAGTAAGCGGAGTTGATTTTATGTCTAGTCGTAACAAATGGAGAGCGAGATATAAAGAAAACCATCTAGGTTTATTCGATAGCATTGAAGAAGCTGCAGAAGCAATAAACAAAGTTCGTGAAAACATTAATCAATAACCGAACAACCGCGCTGTGGAATCGGGCGACTCTATCATGGGTCGCCCTTTTTTTGTTAGAGAGGAGAATACAAGATGGTAAACTTTCCAACTACAGCAGAATTATCGCATGAGGTGTACGTAACAGCTCCTATAACGGCTCAATGGGACGGAAAGGAATACGACCTATCGAAGCCTGTAAAGCTGATCTACGGCATCGTATACCACTGGCAACAGTCATATCCAGATGTAGAGTTTTCGGTATCGGACGTACCTAAATCTGAGATTGCTGCTAGACAGGTAATGAACCCATTGGAAGACAATGATCGCGGGGAAGCCTTTGCTAGCCTGAAGCGTGTAAGAAAGCCTAAAGAGTAGGTGGTGTAATATGGGACGTTCAACGGTCTTTGACCTGATTGCTAGAGGTATGAACCGAAACGAATACAATCAGACCGGCATAGATACACCAGCCAAGTGGATTGATGCGTTTAATGCAGCGTTACAGGATCTGACCGAAGACATTGGTCTCGAAGCCTCGACGACAATCTTATTCGACCCGTCACAGCGTGAATACACGCTTCCTGATGATTATTTCGAAGTCAAGGAGATGTACGATGGCTTCGGCTGTCCAGTCAATAAACGCCGGCTTTACGATTACAACTACTGGTTCCCACAAGGTTATTACATCCTGAACAAGGGAGCCAATTACGTGATCGATTTGTTCGATTACAACAGCGCTCAGACGTTTACTCTGCTATACATCCGTTATCCTGCTCAATTGGCACTGGCCGATTACCAGATATTGAAACCAGAGGTTCCGACGATTGGGGAGGATGCGTTAATTGAATATGCGATTATGATCGCACTGCGCAATAATAATCAACTCGGACAGGCTCAGGTTGTAGAAGAGCGGTACGAGAGACTACGCAAGAAGATACGAGACGCCCGATATCGGGCAACGGTGGGGTGGTAGAATGGCTCGAATGGATAGGAATGGTTCGGATACTGTAACACTTGAAATAGGGCCATTCCTTGGTCAGAACACCGCCGTACAGTTCTCTCAGATCGGCATAAATCAGAGTCCTCGCATGCTCAATCTTCTGCCCGGGCTTGTCGGTGCTCTCCGACATCGACCGGGTACAAAGCTAGTGACACAGACACCGCGCGTAGGCGGTCTTAAACGGATATTTCCGTACCGCAAGGCTGGGGCGCTGTCATTGGTCGCATCTGGCGGTACAACGCTGTACAAGTTCGATTCTGTCGGTCTGGATTGGGATGCGCAGACGATGACCGATGCGCTATTAACCGACAACATTAACGCCGTTCAGTATCGCGATGACAATGCTAATGAGGTGCTCGTTATCGCTGATGGTGGGAATTTAAAGGCGTATGACGGAACAGCGGTCGAAAATATTGCTCCAGCTGCTGATGATACCAGCCCTTTGCCAAAGAATGCATTGTCTGATATTAACACAAATAATCCTGCTGTGGGCGTGACGATCCACAATAACCGGTTAGTCATATGGCCAAATCAGAAGGACATCATATTCCACTCCAAGCCGGGGTTTTACGACTACTTCCCACAAACGTCCTACCAACGGTTCGTACGTGATAATGACTATATTCAAACGTGTATTAGTTTCGGCTCATCCTTGCTGGTGTTCTTACGGCATTCAATCGGCGCTCTGTTCGGTGACGGATACAGCGAAACGCCAGAAGCAACAGACTGGTCACAGGATTTCTTGGACACCACAGAAGGATGTGTGAACCCGCGTAGCGTTCAGATTGTCGTATTCCCCAACGGACAAGAAGAGGTGTTCTACCAGACCGACAGAGGCGTGTCTAGCGTACAGAACATAGATACCAAGAGCCTGGACAACAGCACACGGTTCGCAACACGCAGCGTTACAGAATCCAAGATTGATTGGAACGCTCTCGGCGTGACAAATACAGAATGGGCGTCTGCGGTGTCGTACTTCACAGAGGGGAAATACTGGCTGATCTATACCAAGGGAGGTCAGTATAACGGACTGGTATACGATACAGACACAGGTGAATGGTTCCCGATTAACAACATATTGGCGACAGACTTTTATGCAGATGAAGACGGATTCCGATTCATCGGAACATCGGGACATCTGAAAATATTCGACGACAATATCCATTTCGACTATACGAACTTCGCACAGACAGTGGGAACACCGGTAGCGTGGGAATGGTATAGCAAGCTTATGAACCCTGTAATGACAGGTTTCAATCATTTATGGGACATTCTCATGGTCGAAGCCAAGCAATGGAATAAGCCAAGTTCGATTGACGTCGAGGTGAACGGGTACAAGGGGCAAACGGTATATCCAAGTGTTCTAAAAACAGAGATTATGATCGTCGGTCTATCGATCATTGGGCAGGCGCAAATTGCCAACAACGACCTGACAGATATTATTAACAACGCTAAACGATTACGAATTTTTATCAAATCGCAGTATGCGCAAATAAAACTTTCATCAAATAGGGGTGAGCCGGTCGAATTGTACCAGATACGATTCGAGGTTCGGCCCCAATTGACGTACAGCTAAGGAGGGATAGCATGACAGCAGGACCGGTTAACCGTGCGTTACTAGAATCGAACTTTCAAAGTCCCGGTGACGTGTACGATGATTCGAAAACAGAGGGAGCGTTCGACGTTGTAGCAGATCAGATTGACGACAATTGGACCTATCTGGCAAGTCTTGTTGCAGACGGGTCGCTCACACCGTACTCGTTCGGAATATTTAGACAGGCCCTCATCAACGGAAACATGGACATCTGGCAGCGTGGTACGTCATTCCCGGTCACCGGTTCATTACGTTACACGGCAGATCGATGGGCCATCTACCGCGATACGTTCGCACTAGGGGCTACGGTTACACGTCAGAACACATCAGACCCGGGAAGCCGTTACTTGCTTCGAGTACAACGTGATTCAGGCAGCACATTAACAGAGACAATCAACCTTACACAGTCGATTGAGAGTATCGACGCCATTAAATACCGGGGCCAATTTCTCACACTGAGGTTTCAGGCGCGTAGAGGTGCTAACTACTCGGCTGCAAGCAATCTCATTCAGTATACCGTACTCAGCGGCACAGGGACGGACGAGAACCCGTCAAACACTCTTACAGGTTCAGTAACTGTTATGAACGGAACAGCGACACTAGGAATATCATTTGCGGACATCACGGCTGTTTCGACCGTCATGGTACCAACGAACTGCAACCAACTGGTTATCAAGATCAGACACGTACCAGTTGGAACAGCAGGAACTGCTGATTACTTCGACATCAGGCAAGTACAACTGTCCGCAGGTAATATCGTCATCCCGTTCCAGTTCAAATCTACTCGAGAGGAATTGGCAGACTGCCAGCGCTACTACGAGAAAAGCTATTCGCAGTCTATCGCTCCTGGAACGAACTCCACGGCTGGACAACTGTATTCGGCAACGAACGACAACACGAATGCAGGAATACTAGACTACTCGGTTGTATTCGCAACACCAAAGCGTACAACGCCGACAGTGACCGTATACGGTACTGCTGGTACAACAAATGCCCTCAATGATGGAACGGCTGATAGGGCCATTTCTGGCGGTTCAGGTATAGTGTTCAGCGGTGAGACGGGGTTTTCGATTAACGCCACGGTAACAGGTCCTACGAGTTCGACAAGGCGGTTTCATTTCACGGCAGAAGCAGAGATTGGGGTGTAGACGATGGCGACTGATTATTTAGCGGCTAAAAAGGCTCAATTAGCACCGATCGGAACAAGTACGTTGAATACAACCGTTCAGAAAGCACCAGTAGGTAGTTCGTTGATTAAAGCAGTTGCCGAGAAACCAGTAAGTTCAGTCCCGTTAGCACCTGTTTCGTCGAACAGCACAAGTGTTCCAAGTAACACAACAGCAAAGCCTGTACCAACTGCGCCACTAGCTAATGCAGTAACGAGTAAATCAACGCCGGCAACGGGCTTTGGAGGCGCTACATATGGCTCCAGTGCCGCAGCAAATAGCGCGATAGCAGCAAATCAAAAAGCACTTAGCGACCCAAACTATGTTAAGAGCGAGATCGACCGAACGCTCGGCGTCATCCAACAACGCCAATCGCAAGGGTTAGATACTTCAGCGCAACAGAAGTATCTAACTGCTAACCTCGGTTATAGTGGCGCGCCAGTTGTCAACCAATCAGGCGTTCCGGAATGGGTGACAGCCCAAGCTGAAACAGACCTTGCAAATCAAATCGCTGCACTGCAAGGGATGAGCAACACCTATCAGAAACAGTTGGCTTCTTCGCTCGACCAGAACAACCAGTATGTTGCTAAACAGATCGACGGGGCACAGCAGTTACAGAACCGCCGTGGCGGCCTGTATAGTGGTGGTTACGACTATCAGGCAGGAGCGATTACGACCGCAGGATTGCAACGCCAAGCTGATCTACAAGCACAATACGGTGATCAAATCAACTCCATTGCGCAGCAGATTGCAAACCTGCAGCAAGCACAACCGAATATTATCCAAGCGAAAATTAATGACTATCTGAACAACCAAACCCAAAGAGACGCTACTATTTCTGGTCTAACGGGAATTTACAATGGTCAACAGACATTAGCTGCTCAGAACCAATCGTTCAACCAAGCGTCTCAGACTAAGAAGGACAACTGGAACGCGTACATGGACATTGTTAATGCCACAAATAACCTTGGTGCGGGTCCATCAACTGATTGGTCGAGAAATGTGAATAATGCATATGCAGGCGAACAGACAGACGCAGGCGTTACAAATGCACAAAGTCGCGATATTGCTAGTCGTAATTACGCGATTAATGAATGGACCACAGCAGGTTATGCAACTCCAGTCGTTGCAGCTATCTTAGGTGTTCCGGAAGGTACGCCGACGAATGACGCTTCATATCGTGCAGCTTCACAACAACTGGATTCTGATAAGTTCACGTATTCGCAGATGCAAGATGTTGCTGAAGCAAACCAAACGAAAACAATCAATTCGTCTACAGCTGGAGATTTACTGTCTAGTGCTCTCCGTAAGCAGATTGGCGTAAATGACAATGGTCAGCCTATATATGGAACCTATACCGATCCTAATACGCGTGAACAGGCGTTCGTTGATTTGTACAACAACTACGGTGTCAGCGGTAACGATATGATTGCGGCACTTACGAAAGCCGGTTACACCTTAAAGGAAATCAACGCTTTGAAACAGGAGCATCCTACGGTTTTTCAATGACCAGCGTATCTAAGAATGTACCGGCCCAATACGCTGGATATTTTAACGGGGCCACTTCAAAATATGGGCTTCCAGACGGTCTGTTGGGAAGTATGGCTAGTGCAGAATCCAATTTCAACCCGAACGCTAAAAGTGGTGTAGGCGCAATTGGGATCATGCAATTCATGCCTGCTACGGCCAAAGGGTATGGTATTGATCCAGCAGATCCTGCACAATCGATTGACGCGGCAGGTAAGATGATGTCCGGCTTAATTGCTAAGTACGGTGGAGACCTTCAGAAGGCTCTAGCAGGCTATAATTGGGGCGGCGGTAATGTCGACAAGGCTATAAAGCAATGGGGCTCTAGTTGGCTTTCTCACGCGCCTAAAGAGACGCAGGATTATATCAAGAAGATAATGGGGTGATAGTGTGGCTACAAAGGACAAAGACAAGGAAAAGAAGAAAGTACTTACGGCTCCTACGCCTACCTACACGCCAATTGATGCGTCTCTGAATAGCACGTACACAGTTCCAACACCTACTCGAAAATCGAATATCGTCGTCTCACAAGCGGACCTAATGCCGCAGAAAACATCACAAGCGCGCCAACCTATTCAGGTTAAAGGTGCGCTTGCTTCTTTGCAACCGAAGAAAGAGACGCCGAAAGTTGATGTTACCTCGCCAATGTCGATGACACAGACCATCTATGGTATACGTGACGCGTTGAGTAACAATCAGGGTCAGCCTGTTCAGGCGATGATGAACAATGAGCCTGGATTACTGATGAACAAGTTAACGCCAGATGCGAAGCTTAGTCCGCCGATTTCATTAGCCCCCGTTGAACCGTCGAAATGGTCAACTGAATACGGGAAAACCGTACCGGTACTTGGCAGTGTAATAAAAGGACTTGAAAAGCTGACGGACGTTACAAAGCCATTCGGTCAAGGAGCAATGGACATTACTGGCGTTCCTGTACAAGACAGAGTTCCGTTGGACAGTCTTGGAGCAAAAATTCAATACGGTATCGGTTTATTAGCTGGTGGGGGAACAAATCTTGCTCAACTTGAAAATAGTCTCATTACAGCACCATACAACTCCGCTGGTAAATTGCTAGGAACGAATCCAGCACAGAAGGCAATAAATACGGTAAGTTCGGTTGCTAACCAAGGTTTAGCGAACGTTGGCGTTCAGATCACACCTAAAGTTGCTAATATAGCGGCTAAAGGAGCTTTAGCCGGCACTACAACAGGAGCATTGTTGCCACTGTATGGTGACCCTAGTCCTAGGGATATTGCTGAGAGTGCTATTATTGGCGGCGCTACTGGTGGAGTCATCGACGTTGGTCTAGCTGGACTTGGTAAAATTGCTAAACCGCTGATAGATAAGTTTCGTGCCAAGAACATTCCTGATGAGCAGATCGCACGAATTTCTCAGTTACCAGAGAATGAAATTGTCCGCATATCGGAACTTACGCCGGATGAAATTAATATCGTTCTACGTGATGCGAACATTCCTGAAACGCCTACAATCCAACGTAATCAACCAGAGTTCCAACCAGAAACGTACCTGCCAGAAGAACGAATCGCACAACGCAGCGGAGATATCGCGCCTCTGACAACATCCGAACCACGACCATTCCCGGTGAGTGCGAAAATTAAATCCAAAGGTGCATTATCTGGCGCGTCAAGGTCCGTTGAAACACCTGCTGGTAAACCTACACCACCAGAAGTTGAAACGGTTACTATTAACCGCGAACAACCTGGTAGAAATGAACGCGCGTTGTACAGCAATATCGAAAGTACGGATATCACGCCTGAACTTCGCTCCAGAATGGCTGGTTCAGAAGGTCGCCAGTACAACCCCATTACGAACGAGGAAACGATTGCTGCAGCTAATAAGCGAATCGATCGAAATCTCGAGTCGGCTATATCCTACGCTCGCAGCGGAAAAACAGACGCGGAGAAGGTGGCTACGGGGTTCCGAGCACTACAAGAATTGCAGAAGGCCGGT